TATTATCAGAACATGAAGTTGCTAGGCTGGCGAGAGAAATTGACCAATATGAAGCAAGGTTAAGAAAGAAAGGATTTGTTAATCCATTTGAAAATATTATTGGAGTACCTCAAGATATAGTTTCAAGAGACCCACTAGCTCTTGAGTTCTATGAAAATATAGATAGAGCTGTTGCGTATGAGAGAAATCAAATAGCAAAAGTTAAAAATAGGGGTAGGGTTGTTGCTTCTGCTTTAATGGGTGCTTATAAGGACATAGCTAAGGCTGGTATATTTGGCAGTAACATGATAAAGGTTTCCAGTGATATAGCAAGGCTAGAACAAGATATGGCTACAGCTCCCACGGAGGGCAAAAGAGCTTCTTTGGAGGCTAAGATGAAGCAATTAATGGAATCAGATGACGGTCTTATTATTAGTCAATTTAGAGATTTAATACAAACCTCTAGCTCTGATGGTTCGTTTACAAAGAAAGCTGCTAATTATCATAATGGAGTTGTAAAAGCCGCTAAAGTTGCTAAAGAATATTTTAAAGAGATGGGACAAGTTCTTGATAACAGTTTAGATACATTGATAGATAATATCTTACTTTCAAATGGAGTTTCCAGTAGAAAGGATGTATCTTATACGGTAAATAAGAGACTGAAGAATCAGGTTGAGAAAATACAGTACGCTCAGAAGGCAATACGAGATAATGATGCATATTACCCACAATATATAATAGAAGATTTAGCCTCACTAAGAAAAAAGGTTGATTCTATATATGCAAGAAATATAACTGAGTATGATGCGAAGAAATCTAGAATTGGTGAAAAGGAAATAAATGATTTATTGCCGCTCATTGAAGACTTTGGTCAACATAAGCATTCTAAAAAAAGATTAGAAAATATAGATTTATATTATCAGCAAGACCCTTTGGCAGTGATGAGAACTTATGGATTTGATGTTATTACATTTAATAAACAACAAAGACTTAAATCAAGTTATACAAAATTTTTAAGAAAACTTCCAAAAAATAAAAAAATAACTGGTGATTATACTCAGAGTATGTCTGATTATTTAGAAGATATTTACACTGTGTCTACAAGAGGATATGCAGATAGACCTAAATGGATAAACGATTTAACATATACTATAGGGGCGACAACAGCTATTAGGACTATGGGTTTAGGGTTTACTGGTTCTGTTAGAAACTTGGCATCTGCTGGGTTCTATTATTCTTATTATGGGCATAAGGCAATGAAAAGTGCGAAGGAATCACTGCAAAGCAAAGAACTATCAGATATGGTAGATAGCGCTGAAAAGGAAACTGGTTTCGCCTTTAACGAGGCTGAGGGAGCTAGGGAATTAATCACTCAAGGTTTATTGCCATCAGAGGGTATAAAGGTTCAAGATATTAAATTTAATGAAGCTACTGGCTCTTTTGAATATAAAGATGGGTCTGGGATTGGCAAGGTTTTAAAGCAGGGAATGAATTGGACTGTTGACAAGTCTCTAGTATTTCATAGAATTACTGAAAATATGCAAAGAAGATATATGTTCAGAAGGTCTATGGCTCTCTATTACGATACTATGATTAATAATGGTAACTATATGAAGGGTCTTGAAAGACAATTTGGTTCTAATAGAGCACCTAAGATAATTGAACAAGACGCTAAGAATTTTGCTCTTAAAGCAGTTAATAGTTGGGCTTATGAATATGCTCCACATGCTAAATCAAAATTTATTAGAGGAGTCCCTGGAGAATTAGATTCAGCTGGTAATCCAATATATTCTGGAAAAGTTGCAGCTGGTGCTGTATCTTCTTGGTTTAATATGTTAATGCATTACCCTCATTCATTAATATCTACACAAGCTAAAATGATAAGGGGTGCGAAAGAATCTGTTATGGTTGGGGATTGGACATCTCCTGAGATGATGTATCACTATAGATATGGTGCTATATATGCTATGGTTGGATTGTTAAGTGGAATATTTAATGTTAATGCATATAATATTTATGAAAATGATACCATTGAAAAAATAAAAGGGTTGCATGAAACTATAGTTGATAGAGATGACACTGATAAAATAACAAGAGGAATTGTAGGTGAGTTCCTCGGGCCATTACCTGATGATATTAGATATGCTTTTGAAGCTTCAGGATTATTAAATGGAACAAAATCAGACTTATATAAAATAAGCTTTGGTAACCTTGATTATTCTAGAATGACTAAAGACAAGGAAGCAGAATCTAGGTGGTATAAGATTAATACAATGGCAGGTCAATTACAGTCTAAGATAATACCATCTATAGTAGAGGGAAGAGGATATGATATGATAAGACATCTATTTAAAGCATATCCTTCTGAAACTACTAAAGAAGTCAATAAGGGATTAAGGTCGATGATTGGTGTTCCAACTAAAGGAAATAAAATGTACGACCCAAGAGCTGATAATAAGACTAAGATGAAGAATCTATCTAATATTATACAAAAGCAGAAGTCTCGAACTGACTATGAAAATTTAATAGAATATTAAGGGCAATACCCCGATTTACCTTTATCGGTTAAGGTTCGCGAGCCAAAATATCGCCCTCGTTGTTGAATGGAGATAATCATTCAAATTTAAATGTTTTTGACACTCCTACATCAAGACAAATACTAAAAAATGTTATACTTATCCTTATTGACCTAGGTGTAGCTGCGAATGATAATACAAATGGGAAAAATCCTATTGAAAATATATTGTTTGTAAGATGAATCCCTGCGTATTTATTCCCTAATTTAAAGTTTTTCATAGCCAAAGCCCTTTCTTTTGTAATATTTAGCAATTAAAATAGCATCTGCAGTTGCAAATGTAACGTTGAACGTACTTTTAGAATTATTAACATATCTTTGAGCGAATGTTTTTAATTTGTTTTTTCTTTCTTTGCCTTGAACTGTTAATTTATATTCTTTTTGCCATTCTTTAGGACTAATCTTTATCCACTTTATATTTAGTGTTGATAGGATACCCTCCCAAACACCTAAATTTCTACCAAAAGTAAAAGTTCCCTTAGCTGACGAACCTCTCAATGCATGAACATCTTCTATCATCCAACATTCTTTAAATCCTTCTACATGACAATGATTTTTAATAGACAGTAATATTTTAGGAAGTTTGTATAGTTTAGCTGGGAATCTATAAGCATCAATAGTTCTATCTGGCCACACAACTGATATACCACCGTTATAACCAGGGTCTATTCCTATGTATGCTATATCAGTTCGCCGTGGAATAGGTCTACAATCCTTTCTACAGCTGGGTGATGAGGTATTGATTCAACTTTAGACACTCTATGCTTACATCCTTTCGAGAATACTTCATGAGGTATACTTTTGGGTCTTGCAAACCACAAACAGTCACCGCGCTGTTGATAGCTACAACCTCGGCAACTGATGTGTTTGCTTATTATCACTTTTTAGATTCAAGTAAAGCTTTCGATTCTGTATTATAGAATCTACACTTATTCCCATTAAAACCTAAAGTGCTTTCTCCAGTTAATCCATATCTAGATTTAGCAGCTATTACGCTAATAGAATATGGACTAAATTTTTCATCATCATACTGGTAGGGATAGTATACGAACAGCGCGGATTCAGCACACTGTTCTATAACTCCACTTTCAGCAAAATCACTAAGCTTAGGTTTTGGGTCGAATCTTCTTTCTATCTCTCTGTTTAACTGACTTACTAGGATAGCAGAACAGTTTTCCTTTTTACAAATCCATTTATAATCATTCATAATCTTTTCCAACTGGAATCTTCGTTCTAAAGAAGCACTCCCAACTGAAATCAATTGAATGTAATCATCTATAATCACATCTGGTTTAAACTTAGTAATCTCACCGAGGGATTCTTCCAATGAGCGTATATCTTCATACATTACTAAATTGGCATACTTATCACTCACAGTGGATGAAACTCCGTTTAACAATTTTTCTTCAACTTTTTTAGGAATCACATTTTTTCTTACATCGTCATATGTTATATCTTTAGATTCCATCACTATTACTTTTCTCATCATTTCAGTATTACTCATTTCACGATTGAATAGCAATACTCGCTTACCATCTTCAACTAATTTTCTAATAAGGTTAACTACAAGAGTAGTTTTGCCATGTCCTGGTCTGCCGCCTAGTACGGTTATTTCACCTCGCGTCATTCCGCCTGAAAATTCATCTAATGGTTTAAAATTAAAGGGTATCATAGCGTTTCCTTTGATAATCTTATCTACTGTCTCTTTAATTATCGTACCTATATCCCCATTCCTGGAAGGCAGGAGAGCCCTTAAGTCATCTACATACCTGCCATGTTCTTCTAAGATAGCACGAGTAGTGTCTATATTAGAGAAACTTGCGTTATATAGTTTGTAAGCGGTCTTTCCAACTTGTCGTTGAACGAATTTTTCCCAAACCATCTTAGCATGCTGTTTTGCCATCGCAGCCCCGACAACCTTTTCAGGTAGCCCAGTCATCCAATATGCAGTAACGGCATTATTCTTCTTTTTGGTTTCGTTTAACAGTGTCAGAGGTTCTATTACTTGTTCAGCTCTTCTAAGTCTTCCCATAGCTCTCCAAGTATGTTTAGTTAAATGGTCATAGAAAGCTTCATCATCTTGTATGATTGCTGAAACTGCATCATATGTATCCCATCCTCCTAATAGTATAGCACCAAGTACACATTCTTCTGCTTCCATATCGTTTGGGGGAAGTTTGATATCTGTTTTCATATTATCCTCCATCGAATAAGGTTTCTTGATAAGCTACTTTGTCATAATTAGTAATAACTAATTCGTTTTTGTATTCTCTTTTTTGCGTTTGACCAGCGTATTTAACTGGAATAGCCTCTATTACATAATCTTTATAAAGTTCATGGACTTCAGGTTTATCATCATAGCTTACCATAAAATTACCACCACTATCATCTATAACTTTACAAATGTTGCGCAAGTCAATATGGTCTTGTTCGCCAAGAGAGTGTATGTAGTAATCATTTCTAGTTCCTGCCACAATATATGGTGGGTCTAAGTACCAAAAATCTCCTTTATTAGGAGGATACCTATCCACCAATGTTCTGAAATCTAAATTTTCAATTAAAACATCATTAAGATATTTTCTTGAATACTTTAAATCTTTAATTAAGTTATCAGTATTCCAGTCAGCTGAGTTTTTACTAAATGTCCCTTGAGGATTATTATTAAATGAACAACGAATTAAATAGTAATATCTAGCTGCTCTTTTAGCGTCTGGTATGACTTCAACTTTTGTGCTTTTAATGTACTCTTTAAGTATTTCATGTAAACTCCTGCTCTTAACATACCAGCTTATATGATGAACAAACTCATCAAATTTTTCAGCTAAAACAGTGTATAAGTTTACTACATTTTTATCTAAATCGTTAACTACATTCCACCCTACTTTCTTTTTCCTAAAGAACATTGAGAGACCCCCAGCAAACATTTCTATGTATTTATCGTGAGCTGGAATCATAGGAACTAGCTTTTGACTTAGATAATATTTTCCACCATAATAAGGTATTATTACAGGACAATCTATGTTCATTATTGCTCCTCTGGTTTCTTTTGACCCCACCACCAGCCGTTACCGTTCTCTTGAAAAAGTTTAGACCTTGCTTTTAAATATTCAGGGTCATCAACGTCTCCTTTGAACGGCCAACTGGTTTTATTTTTCCAATCGTAAACAGAACTAAGGTACTTTTTTGGTTTATGCTCTCGCTTCTTCATTTGTCCATCTAGTAATGGTTGGAAATATTTGAGATTCAAATTGATGAGTAGAGTTATAAGCTCTATTCATGTGATGAGTATTAACCCATGTAGCAGCATTGATTAAATCCCAATAATTATCTGGATTATGGGACATTAAATACTGAATAAATGGCTCCATTACGTTAGTAGGAATCATTTCTATGAGTTTTTGTACGTGGTCTTTATTCACTTTTGTGTCAAGCATTAATGCAAAATCATCTTTGAATACACTTGCAGTTGTTTCAATAGTTTCTGTAATTAATTCAGGTAGCTCTGATATTCTAGGGTTATATATTGAGTGCTTATTTGACTTTTTAGACAAGACAACACCAATAACCATCCCATTGGAACATACTAAACGATATGCTCCTGCTTGAATACCTATCTCCCATGAGCCATCATAACTGTTTTTTAACATTATTTCAGGATTTACTATATCATCCTTTGAAACTTTTACTTTAACATTTGGTATTACATATCTCATAATAGAACGCTTACCGTCAGCTAACACTTTTACTTCCCTCTCTACTGCTCCTACTTTTCTTAATGTGTCAATAGACGCATCATACAACTGTTGATTGGTTACTAATTGATATTCGTTAGTCATACAACTAAGAATTTCACCAGTATCTTCTCTCATAATGAATTTATATCCTGTGCTATCTATTTCTTTTCCATTTTCAGGGATACCAACAGCTGGTACCTCTGTTACTGGAAACAATGCTTTATTTATCATACCCCAACTCCTTCCTTTTTATTTTAAGTGATTTGGGTGTTTTACCTAATTTTTTTAACTCTGCTTTTTCTAATGCTTTTCTATCTTTAGCATGATTTTGGATAATCGCTCTTAAGAAAGCGAATCCCTTTGCTGACAGATGCATATTACTGCTTATATATACTTTTATACCCCACAGTATGACCTTATTCTCGATATCTTTTAATCCCCATAAGAACTTGTGGGTTTTATCATCTGTGTCCTCTGAGGGGATATTTTCTCTTATTAATCCAATAACTTTCTTTAATGTTTTCTTTGTATCTTTATCTCTTTGAAATAATAAGTCTCTTATTTGTGTTGCTTTTGGATATCTATTGTATTTAAAACCACACGCTGGACATTTATCCATTTTTTTCTTTTTTCTTTTCATCTTCCTTAATTTCATTAGCAGCTTTTAAGAATTCTTTTGCAGCATAATCTGGTTTTTTAAATCCTTTTCCTGCTAAAAACTCTATTAAGCCCTTCTCATCTTGCGTATCTACTAAATGCGCTAACCAAGACATTTGTCCCATAATTCCTCCTTTAAACAATTATAATCTTTGCATCTTCTTTTATAACCTTAGAAACTAGCTGTGTTATTCTTTTTTCAGCCTTCATTAATTTTTCACTGGGCATGATTGCCCAGTCAATAGAAACGACTTCTCCCATTTCATTATTCCAATTTACTTGAAAAGGATAATTTTTTCCCGTTATTTCTACCTCTCCCTCGTATCTATAAATGATAGGTTCTTGAAAATCTAATGTTACTCTCATACTCATTAATATTCCTTCCTTGCTTCTTTTAAAAGTTCTTCTAATTTTTTCCATATAAGAACAAGAAACCATACTTGTGCTATATCTAATAATATACTCATTTTAGTACCTCCGTTTTATTCCCTAGCAATTGCTTGCCTAAATAATAATTAACATCTTCCTTTGCCATTTTAATATCAAGTACAATAACTTTTGTACCCATATTCCCAGTCTCTATTTTAATACCTTTTAAACGGCCTGTGTTAAAGTATTCCCCATCTTCCACATCTTCCAAATACATATGATTACGAGATGGTATAGCCTTAAAGCCATTCTTTAAGGCCTTCTTTACCATTCTATCAATCACATGTTTCGCAGTCAATATTCCTGAGTTTTTCTTCTTTTTTCTTATCATTTATAATATTCCTTCTTTCTTCTTGAATACCGTCTCTTATTTTTTCTAAATCTTTCAATAAAGCTTTATAAGGTTTTTTCCATTCAGGTTCTACAGGCAACCTAATCGTTTTGATGGCATTAAGAGACCATATTAAACATTTAAGTTCAGATTCAGTCGCTTTTATTGTCACTATTGCTTCGTTCATTATTTTTCTCCAATTCATCGCCTCTGTCTATAACTCTATAAATAAAGCCTTCATTCATAATTTTTCTAAATATTGCGACACCTAAGTTATATCTAAATGTTTTTGAACGCAAATCACCTTCTTTATATTTTTCACAAATCTCTTCTATTATATCATATATAGCAACCTTAGCTAATTCTAAATTCATATCTTCAGGCATATCACCTAAGTCTATTGGTTTTTTGTTTTTGATAATTGGGGGGTTGTTTAATCTATCGATTGTTTCTTTGTTCTGCATATAATCTCCTTTTAACAGAATTTAAGGGATTATTAAGTCTTTGCCAACCAAGTATATCAACCTAAAGAACACTCAGTACGCTCAATAATCCCCTAAGTTAAAATTTGAGCGGCTCACTTTTGAGGAGGGTATTGTGGAAGGGGTAAGCTAATCCGAGGTGTGATTAAAGCAAACCGCTCGTCTTAATTTAAGCAAAATAAGGATAGAGCCATAACATATTCTGTGTACACTCATTTCATATCGACAGGAATACTGGCAATGCCTATCCTTACTTTAATTTAGAAAGGTACGTCAGATTTCATTTCTTCAGCTGACATAATACTTCCTTCTTTCCACGGATAGACAGTAAAGACTTTCCATGCAGTCTTTGTTTGTCCATCTTTGGTATACTCCTCTTGTCCTAATTTAATAAGAACAGGTTTTCCAACTACATCATTCTCTTCTATTTCTCCAAGAATGGTTTCACCGTCATCGTTTGTATCAAATACAATTCCCATATTTTCACAATGTTGTTGGTACTTTTTATTCTTCCAACCTTCACCTTGTCCTGGACTTGGTGTTAACCAAACTCCACCGCCCTTAAAAGGCTTTCCAGACATATATGATGCACTTATCATAACATCTGCACCTTCAGCGTCTGTCGTTTTAACTAATTGACCATCATCAAGAAACATTTTATTTATTTCTAATTGACTGGCCTCAGTTGCTATAACATAGGTTAAATTGAAAACGATACTATCATTATATTCCATAGAAGCAAATTCGCTCACATGAGCAGGATATGTTCCAGGAACGATAGGTAATCTAGCAGAATCAGATTTACTGACTATTGTGTTTTCTAGACTTTTCACTTTTACTCCTTATTTATTGTTTAATTGTTGAGCGTTCAGTTGTATACTTTTTTAACAAAGTATTAAACTCATCTCTAAACTCAATCATTCGTTTACTATATTCACTATTATTCAATCCTTGAAAATATAACTGGGGACATACCCAATTCCCATCAGCAGTTTTCATATATTTTCTTACACCTCTTTTACGAGTACCAATTAATCCTGACTTTTGCATTTCTGCAACAGCTTTTTTAGATAAGATACCTTTCTCTTTTAGCTCTTCGGCTTCTTTTACAGTTAGTTTACCCATTAATGGTTAACTCCTTCTTGGTTTGCAATCTCAACTTCAAGTAAAGCATCTGTATCAAAATCTCCTATTATAAACTCAGGTTTATATGGGTCTTCTATTACAAATGATTGATAGCTGGGATTGACAGTTAATCGTCTTTCGTCATTAGTCTTAAATACCATCATAGATTTTCCATGATATAACTTAGTTCCAATAAACTCAACCTGTTTAAAGTGGGCACCATCATTAGTACCCACGGTATAGATAACACCCTTCTTAAAAAGGGCATCATCCCAAGCGTCATTATCTATCTTTAGATTTTTCATGATTTGCCTTCTTTCATCATTCTTTTTAACTTTGATAGTGAACCTTTGTAGTTAGTTCTGTTTACACTACCATCAGTTAAAGAAGTAGATACCTGTTCTTCCATTTCTTCAGAAATAGCAGCAGCAACCGTAAGCAATTGCCTTTCTTCATGAGAAGTTAATGGGTCTTCATGAGGTAAGTCTTCACCTGCATAAATATATAATCCCAATCCGTGCAGTGCTATTGCTTTAGCCAAGCATCTTTGTATTGATGTATTAACTTGAAATGCATTTGGTTTTTCTATTGTTTGATTACGATTATCTAATACTGGATGTACTTGAGTTCTATCTATACCATTAACTGTTACGGTAACTTGAACAAAACATCCTGCTTCTGTTTGCATATACGGTTGGCAACTTACACCATCATAACCAAATTGGTGTATTTTCCATGTAGCATCTGGGGATACTTTTAATAACTCCCTAACTGCCCAGGCCCAACTTAGATAAGTAAATTGACCTTTCTTTTGTGTGTAATTATTTACATTTAAAGAATTAAGTTCACTAAATATGACATCAATCTCTTTTATATTACTCACTCTTTTCCTCCTTTGGTGGTATTTTATTAATTAAATATCTGTTTAAAGGGTCTTCGCTATTCATTGGATACAGGGTATAAACCTTTCTTCCATCCAATAATTGACCTTCAGCGAACTGTGGAGCAATATCTCCATAGCTATTACCTTCTTCATCAGAAGACATATCAACAACCGCATCAGGTTCAAAATGCATAAGATACCCCATTAATTCAGCAGCTGTCATACACCCTCACAGGCTGTCCCTTTATATGGACAATAATTACATTCCCAATTATATACAGGAGCATTGGTGCTTCCTGGACTAGGAACGGAATCTGCTAATGTTTCATTTAACTCTACCCAATATTCATAAGCATTATCTAACCACATACTATCTATGGTTTGTAATTTCATACGAGAATCATCCTTTTTATACCAAAGGAGACATAACTCTACGTCTTCACATTCAAGCTCTCTTCCCAAGCCCATGCCATAAGTACCCAACTGCAATTGATAATTAACAGATGGTTTTGGGTCTATATTTCTTCCAAACACTTTTTTCCATTTAAATGAATGAGCAGTCTTTAAATCATACACAAAAAGTTTATCTTCTATTAAAAGATGTACACCTATGTCAAGATGACCAACTACATTCACATCAGGTAAAGTAATTCTCTTTTCTGAATACAACTTTACTTGACTTTTATCAATATTTTTACTTTCTTCAGCTAACGCTTTTTCAATATCTGAATGAACAATTGTTCCCAGTCTAAGAACCCTCATTGTGCGTTCATCCATAGGTTTTTCATCTGTTCCTTTAGATTTTAAATGCTGTTTTATGAAGCATGAACCAGCTGAAGAAGCACTGTACCAACCCTTATAATCTTTATATTTTTTAATATGATTTTTAGATTCGGACAGTAAATAGTCATGATATATTTGTTCTACATTTATCATTTACTTACCTTATTTAACCCTTCTAAATTTAATAATATACGAAGATAGAAGTCAAGGGTAGAATTTGGCATGACGTATTATTGTAGTAATTTAACAATATTTATCTATCTACCCCAACTTCTCTAGCACTACTTTTGAGACGGTACTAAATCGTCATTTAATTTGTAGGATGCAAACGATTTGCCATATTTACTTATTACTGTCTTAGTAACAATTTTATGACCCTCATCCCTTAAATTCCATATGATAGCAGCTAATCTGAAGCAACCATATTGTTCTAAGGCATCTAAAGAATTAATTTCTCTTCCACTTCTTAAATGCTTTAATACGTTATCTTTTTGAGTATGTATTTCTCTTATCTTTAACATATTTCAAATCCTCCACTCTGTTGACAAAATGTAGCAAATTCTTTAACATTATCTACATTAAATGGATAGTGAGATGTCCAGTCTTCTTTATTCTGAGCTTTTTTCCATTGAGTACGATATGGTTCTGGATA